GTTGTTGGTTGGAAAGATATTTTAGATGCAAATGATGAACAAATACCTTTTACTGATGAGGCTTTTGATCAATTACTAGAAAAACCATTAGTCGGAATTGAAATTGCAAAAACATATATTGATTCAGTTACAGGAGAGAAAACAAAAAACTAACAGGGGCGGTTGATTATATTTTTAAAAATAGTAAACAAAAAGAATGTGACAAAGAATTAGAGGCAGCGGCGAAAGCCTTCGGCGTTGTATTGCCTGAAACGAAAGAGGAACAATTTTATTTATGGCCTGAACATTTAAATGCGTTTGATTTATTTATGCGATGTCAAACACAATGGCGAATTAGTGCATTAGGTCAAGTTACAGGTTTTTACTACGACTCAGT